TTAAGGTCGGTCTGATACTATTCTGCCATCCTGATTCTAAGTCAGGGATAAAAGCCGCCTCGTCTATGATAACTAAATGAAACTTGAGACCTCTTAAATTATCCAATCGTTCCCCCGTATAAAATTCAATTGATCCATTATTCGGGCAATAGATTTTTAAATTGCTGATATTGTTTTTAAATGGCAACGCAGCCGTAAGCCTTTCAAAAAATGCCTTAGCTAATTTATAGGTCGGCGTTATGTATGCAACTTGTCCGCCTGTGATTGCTTCCTTGATTCCTATTATTTGGGATAGTTCTGATTTGCCAAATCTTCGTCCGCACATAACTACAATAAAACGCTTGTCGCATTCTAATATCTTCTGTTGGTTAATATGTGGCTTTGGTAATTCTATACGCACTATAGAATAGTTTTGCCTTCAACAAATACAACCTCGATCCTGGTATCTTGCTGAATATCCATTTGTTCTTTTGGCTTGCCATATACTCTGGTTAGTAATGTATCTAAGGAATACAAGCTGCCCTTTTCTAAAGACTTACGCATAGCTGCTGCAATAGTTTTTTCTAATATCGTAGCATTTGGGTTATCCCAAACCTTTTTAAGTTCCTCCATATCCATAGACATCATTACTTGGATAGTATCGTTAATTTCACTTAGCTTATAGCCTTGCTCTTTAAGTAGGCTAACATATTTACGCGGACGTCCGTTTGGGTTTCCTGATTCGCCTGGCTTAAATGGTATTAAATGTTCTTTGCTCATTCTGTTATTGTTCTGTTTTTATATACGCTTGTCCGTTTTTCTTTATTTCTAAAGTCGGATCAAGTTTTTGCATTCTGTCTACAATCACTTGGCAGTATTTTGGGTCTAACTCCATACCATAGCATTTGCGTTTCATTTGATGTGAAGCAACCATAGTAGAACCAGAACCGCTAAAAATATCTAATATTGGCTTTTCATCTAAATATTCTATACACCATTGCATAACTTTAATTGGTTTCATTGTTGGATGCATTTTCTCTTCGCCTCCCCAATGATGTGATAATAATCTACAATTCTTACCAACATTTGACCAAGCTAATTCAAACTCACTAAAACTTAATCCATCATTCTTTTTGTGCCAACATAACCAATCATTTGTTACATCAAGCCTATTTGCAAAGTAATTACCTCCCCATATAATAGCTTTATCAATTAATGCTAAAACATAAAAGAAGTCAGGTACTTCATTATCCCAATCATCTCCTCTATGAAATTGCTTTTTACCAGTACCAAGAGTTTGCTTATTTGCTTTAATTCCGTAAGGTGGGTCAGTTAATAAATTACACTTTTGACCATTCATCAATAATTCTACCTTTTCAATATCTGTACTATCTCCACAAAGTAATCTGTGTTCACCTATCTCAAATAAATCTCCTAATACTATGTCCGTTTCAATTCCGCCTTCTGGCGCACTAAATCCATCTTCTTCTGCCTCTAATACTTCAAAATCAGGTATTTCAAGTCCCCATTCTTTTATTTCGGTTTCGTTCCAATCAAAATTAATTGCTTCAAAGTCCCAATTAATATTGGCTTTTGCTGAAGCGTTATCTGCAAGGGCTAATTCTCTACCTTTTTTTGAATCAAGGTCTATATCCATTCTTTTGACCGCTACAATTTGATTCCCTGTTGTTTCAACTACAATTACATCATCTAATCCTATTGAACCTGCATTTTCAATAGTTTTATTACCAGCTATTATTCGGTTATTTTTATCTATTAAAATTGAACGACCTGCACCAAATTTGCGTAAAGACTTTTCTATAAGTGAATTACCAAATTCGCTTCCTTTGTTGTAGTTTTTATCATCAGGTGTTAAATCTGATATTTTAAGATTGCTCATATTTTAATATTTTACCCCCATAGGTATCGGTTTTATAATGACATTCTATACATAATGTTCTGCCATTATTTAAATCAAATCTCAAATCTTTATATTTAGAAAAAGGCTTTATATGGTCAGCTTGTAATTTACCACCTATTTTACCACAATGTATGCAAGTATAATTATCTCTTTCAAAAACGCTTGTTCTCCAAACTTTATATTCAGAAGATTTTCTGGCTATTTCATTTTCGCTACTTTTACCACCTTTCCAAAATTTACTTTTCTCACCTGTTCTATCAGGAAATTTCATGCCCAATGCTCCTCTTGGGTGTTCTTTCCCTTCCCACATTTTAATTCCCTTGTTCCATATTGTTATACCAATTTTAGCTTTAGACATTTTACTCTTTGTTTCATCACTTATTTGTCTTTTAGCATAACATTCTTTTGAGCAATACTTTGGTGTTCTTGATTTACAAGCCTTTTTAGATGTAAATTGTTTTTTACAACAATTGCAGTCAAATATCTTAATGACCCTGACCTCTATAATTGCGTTCTTTTCTATCATTTTTATTATAGGACTTTTTGTATTTACCGCATTTCCTTTTACCAAAGTTAACCTTTTTTGAATCACTTTTAACCTTTGCCATCTATTTTTTTATTATGTATGTCTTTTAAATAATCATAGTGCGTCTTTGTATCCCCCATTACAACGTGGCATTGCCTACATAATGCCTGTAAATTTTCAATAGTATCTGCCTTATTAGATCCGCCCATTCCCCTTGCGTCTATGTGATGAATGTCAACGGCTTTTTGTCCGCAAGCCTCGCAATGAATAAAGTCTTCTATTCCGTAACCGAAATAATCAAGATATATTTTAACGTGTTTTTTCATTATCGATCTGTTCAAGTTTCTTTTGCGCCCAAGCCACCCCTTCGTCGCCTCCCCAAGCTAACCACATTAAAGCGCCGCAATCAACCTTTGGATCGCCCTTTGAATTTTCCCGGTGCCTTTCAAAACTTGACATTCTTGCTATCGTGTCCCTTGTAATATTTTCGCCTTTAGCTAATTGATTTGCACGCGCCCAACCAACAGGGGTTCCGCATTTACGATTGTATTGATCTTTTATATTAATTGCCCTTTGTGCGTTTACTCTTGCTGCCTGTGGGTAATCATTATAACTATCTACCATTGAAACCCTGATCGCAGCCCATACCCTTTGAGCCTTTTCCTCTGTATCATATATACAAGCACCTGATCCAATTCTGTATTTTCCGTTTGAGCATTTAATTACCGGCATTTCCTATTAGTTTATTATAAATAGCAAAGCGCTGCTTATTTACTATGTGAAGGTTAAAGTTCTTATTACAATACTCGTAAAGGTCATTGCCGTACTGCTTCCTTGCTGCCTGATCTTGGGTTAATAGCTTGATCCAATAATACCAATCCTTTTGACTATTGACGTGGCACGCTGGATAAAAGCCCTTGTAAGGATGCACATTGCTTACTATTGCAGGATTCTTTTTAGAAGCCGTTTCTAATACTTTTAAATTAGACTTCATTGAATTGAATTTAGAATCCACCAAAGGAATTAAACTAATATCTGAATCGCAATAAGCCGCCATATATTCCGTAACCTGATTGTAGTTATATATCGTAGGGTTTAGCTTTAATCCATTTGTAAAAGCGCAAATCATATTATCCCAAATATGTTTCTCCCCTTCATTGTACCCTGCTATGATTGTTCTCACAGGGAAATTTATGCGCTTCATTGGGTTGCGTAGTATTTCCAAATCCTTGCCGTGCGTTCCTGATCCTGACCAAAATAACCTGACAAAATCCGAAGGCTTTTTATCTAATATAAATTGTTCTTCGCCGTATGGAATAGCGTTAGGCAATATTTCTACGTTTGTATTGTGCTTGTATATTTCCTCTGCTAACCTTTCGTGGGTGCAAGTACAAAGGTCTGCTATCTGTATCCAATTTATAATTTGTTGCTGTACTGAATTTATAATATAGTGCTGATAAAGTATGTGCGAAGGATCAAGCTGCCAATGATCGTCATTATCAACTATTAATTTAAAACCATACTTTTTGCGCCATCCAATCATCTGATCCGGCGCAACATTTGCAAGCATCCTATTCATAACCACAATATCATAATTCCCTTCAAATGTTTCCTCGCTTATTGTGTCCGTGATTAAGCAATAATCTTTTTTCATATTTACCAACGGCATCATAATTCTATGATAACCCACTCCGCTTTGCTTGCTTGTTATAGCTAAAATTCGCATCTAAGATTTTTTTCTGTATGATATATAGGTTGGTATTTTTCCCATATCGATTGCGCCCTTTGTAGGCTTGCATCCTTCATTGCCCTGTACTCTGTCCCATTCCCAACATCGTGTCCAATATGATCGCTTCTTAGATCTGGAATATAGTAATTAGTAAATCCCGCAATAGTAGCTCTTTCTGCATAGTCCCTATCCTGCATCCCGTATGGATCGTATTCGATATTGTACCCCCCAATTGTATCGATTAATTCCCTCGTTAAAAAATTATCGCCAAATGGGGTATGTGTTTTATGAATCCCGTCTTGTATTGGCGGTAAATCCTCTACGCAATGTATTCCAATAATGCCTGTTTTTGGTACACGCTGCGCAAACGTAACCCAATTTTTAAGCCAATTCGTAGGCAGTAAAATATCATTTGCTAATAAACAAACGCCGTCATATCCTTTTGTCATTCTAAGCCCTGCATTTACCCCCGCACCAATGCCTCTTTTATTTCCGACATTGCAATTAGTCCAATCATATAAATCATACGGAACCTGATCGCTGCCATTATCTACTAAAAAACAATCGGCGTCATATCCAGAATTAAAAAAGTTCTGATCAATTACGCGCTTTGTTAAATCGTTTCTATTTAGGGTTAATAAGATTACGGCTATATTCATTTTTTCCTATTTTTCTTGCAGGCACGCCCGCGTATTTACTAAATTCCTCTGTCGATCCTTTGATGAATGCACTTGCGCCAATCATACAACCTTGCTCAATCGTTGTGAATTGATGAAGCACCGCGTTCAATCCAATATTTGAATATTCTTTTATTATTGAATGCCCGCCAATCTTTGCACCGCAACTTATTGTAACATTATCCAAGATTATACAATCGTGTCCGATATGCGCGTGTTTCATAATAAAGCAACCATTGTGAATAATAGTAGGTTCCTCGGTTCCTGCATCTATTGTAACTAATCCTGTAATCATATTTCCATTGCCAATGATAACTTTGCCTTTTGATTGCCCCCAATATTTTTTATGTTCTGCTGGATCGCCTATAATACAATAAGCGCCAATATAATTATTGTCGCCTAAGATAACATTGTCGCCTATAATAGCGGTCGGGTGTATAAAATTTGCCATATTATTGTTTTTCAAACCATTGATACAATCGCATTACCATATCGAATTTACAAGCACCGCACCATACTGAAACAATAAAATTAGCATCTAAGTACGTTCTGTAAATATGTTCGTACATTTTCAAATCTTCTAAATCAAGGTTTCTAATATATCCATTCTTAGCACATTCATAGTTGCCTATATTAGCCGTAAGCCATTCTCTATGTTCTTGTTTTATTTCCATAAATTCCACATTAATTTATTTACAATAGGCGCAAGGAATCCAGCTATAAACATTGTGCTTGTAATATTCTGTATTAATTCAGGTGCGAAATAGTGTATTGGCGCAATCCACGCAGCCAAGCAACTTCCACAATTAAAGGGCTTGTAATTAACTCCCCATTTATGTTGTAGGTTATGAATCTCAGTAAAAAATAATGATGCACAGATAGCAGTTATAATTGATAAAATCATTTTCTAATATTTGTTTTCATTTGTTTTTTGGTTTTATTTATCGTTCGTATTATTGACATATAAGGTATGCCTGTTTTACGGCTTAACTCTTTAGCGTTTTTTTTAAAGTCAATAGCATATAATTTTAAAATTTCTTTATTATACCAATGCAGCCCGTCCATATTTGCTTCCAGCTTTTCAAACATATTAGTTCTGTCGTAATCATCTGAAACAAAATCCTGATCCACAAACTCCGTGTAATTCCTGTAATTCTTATAAAAGGTACTGCGATCGCTTTTAATCATATTGAGCATAATTCTAACAATATAAAATTTTAACTCATTCCTTTCAAACAAACCTTCTAACTTATTATCGTTCATTTCGCAAAGAACTAAAAAAACTTCTGCCTTTAAATCGTAGCGCAATTCCTCTGGGTGCATCTTGTCAAATGCATCGTTGACTTCTTTTGAAGTCCAATACTGCGCTAAAATTTCATTTTTGACCATTCAACTAATGCGGGTTTCGTTTCTATTTCAGTGCAAATATAAACTATTCCACCACATTCGTAAATATCTTTTAATCGTTCCCTTTGTTCTGTACTTAATTTGTCCCCTATTTTTTTAACTTCGACCGCCGTATAAATACCCTCGCAGCTATATCCTTGCAAGTCAGCCCATCCCTTTTGTATTGTTCCTTTACGCTTTCCGTATGGAATATTGTTTACTCTGTTTAACCTGAATCCGACATATTCAAGGTTTTTTTTAGCCCACTTTGTTAGATCGTTTGCTGATATGTCCATAGTAATTCGTAAAATTGTTTTTTAAATTTAAGCCTATTTAATCCTTCGATAGCATCCTGTCTTGTTGGATAGCAATCAAAAAAGTTTATTGTATAACAATATTTAAGGCTCCCGTGATGGGTATATTTAACTTGGTAGACTTTCAAAATATTTAACTAAAGCTAATTTTTTACATTGTAATTCAATAAAATCCTCACGTTTTATATCTTGACTAAATTTTTTTGCGTCTAAAGAATGCATTTTATTTAGCCTATATAGATTGTCTTCCCTTACTACCTTAATCGTTTCTAAGATCTGTTCTTGGGTAAATTTTAATACCCCTTGTTTTAAAAGGATCTTAAAAACTTTGTCTGCATTAAATACTCGATTAAAATCCTCACGCTTGCCATTGAGCCAATCTTTAATAGTAAAATCGACTATTTCCTGATCTGTTAATTGCTTTACGGGTTCCTCTGGAGGCGGTGGGATATTTTTACGCACTTGATTAGCTTTAATTTTATAGGCATTCATTATCCCTGATATATACTTAGGGCTAAATTTTTCGTAGTGTTCGATATTGCAATCAAACTTACCTTGAACCGCCATTTTAAAAGCTATCCGCATTTCCTGTATTGTAAAAAAAGGATAGGTCGATCGTATATAATCTTCGATTACTTCTAATTCAATCGTGTCAGGAAGGCGGGTTAATCCTATTAGCGTAAAGATATATGCTAAATTTTCCCTTAGCGTTACAGGGCTAATAAGGTTTAACTTGTCCCCCTTAAAGGCTACAATGATAGGCAGATCTTCTTTAGCGATTAATCCACTTTGCAAGGTCGTCCATTCTTTTGCGACTTGCAGCGGTTGCGTCAGTATTTTTTGAATTTCCATATTTATTTTTATTTTGCATCCAAGTATTCACTCGGCGTTTAATATCAAAAAACTTTTGTGCCTCATAGCGTAATTTACCACTTTTTGATGGTTCCGTCCAATAATCTATAAATTCCTGATAACATTCATTTAATAAATCTTTATAAGGTTCTATATTATTTATAAATATATCTTTATTTACATTTATAGTTTCAGTTTCAGTTTCCATATGCGTAGGCATATGCTTAGCACTTGCTATGCTTGTGCTATCATTTTTAACTGATTTAGCGTTATTTCGCCTGCTTTCTGTAAATTTTGACCTTCTAATTGATTCATTATACATTCGATCATTTATAAAAAACCCGTCCACCTGATCAAATTTTTCGTAAATTTCATTATCATATGCTTTGCATATGCTTAGCATATCCTTTTCGGTTAGCTTGCCTTTTTGATGCTGAAGACATAGCAACCTGATATACTTTCCGACCTGTTCGTCGGTCATTGTAAATGTTCCACTAAGGAAATCGCTTGTGTAAAATAGCACCGCTGGATCTTTTGACATAAATTAAAAATGGATCGCAGGCTCACAGATAATGGTACTATCTGCTCGCCCTTGATCCAATATATTTGAACTACGTTGTACCATAACGTTTTCTTTATTCTTTTACAAATTTACTAAAATTTTCGATTTCATTCTCTATTTCATCAATTTTTTCTTTATACCATTTTTCGGTAAACATTAGGTTTTCCGCAGTTTTTATGTTATAAATTACAGTTGTATGATCCCCAACTCCGATATGCTTAGCTATTTCATTCAGGGATAATTGAGTATATTTTTTAAGAATAAAAGCCGCCGCCTTGCGTCCAAAGATCACGCTTTGCCTCCGGTTTTTGATCTGGATATTCGTGTCAAATACATCCTCAACTAATTCAACTAATCTATGCGGCATAATACTTGAAGGGACAGATCCTATTGCAATGTCGTCTGTTATCAAATTAGCCTTAACTAATTCTTTATGAAACATACGCAAACTTTGCAACTGATCTTTATAGCATTGTATTATATTGTTATACTCCATATTTAAAATTCTAAATCGTCATTAGCTAATTTTGTTTCCGTAGGTGCAACGTAATTATCTTCATAAATCTTATAATCAG